AAGGATGCACCGCCACGATGTAGTCATTGCTCCCTTGGTTCGCCCGAAACGACTGGAAGAAAGGATCATACAGATCCGGGTTCATGACATCGGAAAGCATCACGCTGTCCCGGCCGTCCGGAAGGACGAGTCGGCCGTTGGCATACGTTGCCCAGCCGACCGAGCGCATGGTGCGATAGGTTGGCCCTTCCGCCGGAATGCCCGCCGTCGCCTTGACGAAAGCCCCCTGCGGGTTGCCATCCCAATAGAGAGGCGCCTTCGTCCGCCGCACTTTGCGACCAATAATCGTGGCATCCGCGGCCGTGCCGCTCGGCACCGTTACGGTAAAGCTGTTCACGTTCGGCGCTGCCGCCACTTCAAATTCCTGCCCCTCAAACGCCGCCACTGTGCCGCCCTCCAGACGCACCCGCATGCCAGCGGATAGCGCGTGCTGCGGACACGTCACCGTGGCCGTCGTGCCGCTCACCGTGATTGGGCCGGCCGGCTTCTCCTCGAAGCCCTGTTGCGATGGACTGGCCTCGCGCAGCAGATAGAGCCGGTCAAACGCCTGCACCATGCTCACCGTGTCGCTGGGGTCGATGGTCTCGCCGCTCGGATACGGGATGCTGTCGGCGTAGCTTTGTGAGTAAATCTCGTTGCCATCTTGATCCGCGATCGGGTTGCCTTGGTCATCCACGATGGGCGCGTAGAAATTGTCCACATAGACATGCGCCGCACTGGCGCCGGCCAGCACGATAGACTCTTGGTTATTCCAACCGGGCGAGCGGTAGCTGTAGCTGGCAAAGATTCCGCCGGGATATTGATTTAGCAGCACCAGCCCGTCTGGGTTCAGCGCCAGCGTAAAGTTCAGATCTACCGGTAGCGTCACCTCAAAGTTGAACGGCAACGTCATCGGATAGCTTGACGGCAGGATCTCATCCGCCAACCGCCGCGCCCCCTTTCGCGTCTTGGCCGTTCCGCGGTCAAGCCGCATGTTCTCGCTCAACTGAAGCACACCCGCCGGCAACGCCACCGGATTCATCCGGCTGGCAAAGCCGACGAACCCTGCGTCACCGTCGCGGACTGTTGGACTTTCGAGACTCAAAGGTTGGTAGTGTTTAAGATTGCTGACGCAATCACGGGTTTGGTGCGGTCGGTGCGACGGGCGTAATACACCACGTTGATGCGATTGTTGCTGATCTCGTTAGCAAACGGTTGTCCGCCATCGGTGGAATACATTGGGCTGATGCGCGTGCGGAATCCCCAGCGGGTCAGATTTTGCACCGTCACCGCCGATCCGCCGCCGGTCACCGATCCGGCGGTTGCGTTGGTCGTTGTCGCCACTTCGATCACGTTGTCGCTGATTTTGGTGACCGTTTTGAATCCGTTGACTTCGCTTGTAGCAATACCATCGACAGTTCCTGTCGCTCCGTTGATGAACACAATGTCGCCAGTTTCCGCTCCGTGCGAATTCAGCGTAATTCGCATCTTGGCTTGCCCAGCGGCGGTTGATGTGAGCGGATTATTCCCGCAAGCAAGCAGTGGTGTGCGGTGAACGCAAACGCCGGTCAATGCGCTTCCAAACAGCGCATCGCCACCACCAGAAAATCCCGAACTGCCACGACGATCTCCCGTTGATAAAATTAAAGCGCCGTCGTTGGTTTTGATTAAATTAGGCTGACGACCACTGGTGCGCGTGTTGTCGAGAAGCGTCTGCGTTGCCCACGTTGCCCCGTCGTCGGTGCTGTAATTGATGTAAAGCGATGAAGCCGATGAACCGCCGGAGTCTTCGCGGCATACGGCCAGCCAGTTTGCTCCGCTGAGATTAACAAGGTCAGCCTCGCTGAAAAGAAGACCAGCACCGCTGAACATGACCGAAGTGAAAGTCCATGTTGAGCCGCCATCGGACGATTCCAGCAGTGCCGTTTGGTTGGAGCCGTAGCCGGTGCGATACAGCTTGCTGCTTGGGCCAGCGACCGCCTCGCTCCAAAGCGCATAAGTCACCCCTCCGCTGCTTGGATTGGATGCAATGCTGGCCGAAACGGTTCCCGCTGTGTTCTTTATTGTCCAAGGTTTTAAAACGACGCTTTCGCCGGAGACAAGAAGCGGACTAATGAGCGACAAATTGTAAGCACCTGTGGAGGCGACATAGAAGTCCACGCTCGACCAAGTGGCTCCATTGTCGTCGGAGCGGATCATCACCTGCTTGTCGCTGTTGGCGTGGGAATCGCCATCGCTATATATGCCGATCAGCGAAGATCCTTTTTTGATAACAAACGGGAACGCGAGGTATTGCGTAGGCGAAGACGCAATCAACTTGGTCTTGAATTCAAACGCCTGCACAAAAACGTGATTGACCGGATCACGCGGAAAAATGCACGGATCGTTGTTGAGGTCGTTGCCCGTCAGTTCGTATTCCAGCTTTTGTCCGATAGCGATGCTCATAAGTTAAAATAAGGTGTTTGCGGTCCACTGACACAGAACGCGGTCGTTGGCGTCGATGGCCCCGTTGTTTGTGATCGTGACTCCATTTTGCGAAAGGTTGTAAGCCAGCCCGTTGACGGTCGCGTTGTCGGTGACGTTAAGTAGTCGCGACTCGGTGCCGCTGGTTGGGCTTTGGAAGAAAAACTGCGGCGGGATGGCCATTGACGGAGCAAAATCCACAGGAATGGTGAACGAAAAACTGGTGTTGGCATTGATGGCAACCGCTTGTGCCGCCCCCTGCCGCGTGGCGCTACCGCGAGGCAGTCCGGTTGGATAGCTCGTTTGGTAGCGCGTGCGAGCCTTGCTGATCGCCGCTTCGATAACATCGCTGATTGCGTTGACTGGCTCGCTTCCCACGCAAAGCGAAACGCTTTCCAAATCAACGCTGTCTTCGGCTGGGGCCGTGCCGACGAACGGGATGCCAAAGACCACACTAACTTGGGTGGCATCGCCGGGAATGGCGCATGTCGCCCAGTAGGGGGTGTTAGGGTTGCGGGCCGTGGATGCGGGAGCAAACGTGCCATTGACTGCTGTCTGGTTGCCATTGGCGTAGGTGCCGTCCGCGTTGAGGATTGGCTGCTCCGGCTCCACCGAATACTGCACCTTGTAGGTCACATTGGTTCCGGTATAGCCAGCGCCTTTTGATGCGTTCCATTGCAGCACAACATTTTTGCCCGCAATGGCTTTTGTTTCCGAATAGGTCAAATTCATCACCAGCACCGCGTCAGCCGTCGATGCGTTGGCCTCGGCGCGGCGGATGCGGACGGCGTTTTCGTTAAAGTCGCCGTTGACTTGCAAAATGGAAACCCCGCTGGCCAATCCTGTTCGGGCAATAGTGCATCCGGCGGGAGCATGGACGCGCTGAACAGTGGAAGTATTAAACGCCGCGCCCATCGGCCACGCTGAAAAGTCACCGGCCCACAGCACGTTGACGGCGCTGCGGCGCATGACCGGATAATTGTAGCCGCCTACGCGGATCAGTCCGCCGCCAAACAGCCTCAAGGCGAACAGCGCATTGACATCTCCGGTGAAAACATAGGTTCCGTTGGGGAAATATAATCCTCCAACAGGAGATGCTGCCATTGCGGTATTAATCGCTGAGGTATCATCTGTTGTTCCGTTTCCGGTGGCTCCGTAGTTTTTTACAGAACCCGCATCAGCCATCAGCTCGCCAATGGTTAACCGCTTGGTGATGCCGCCCTGTTGGATGATTAGCTCGTCGGCGGCGTTGACGGTTGTGGCGTCGGTTAGTTGGGGAATTGTTTTGGCCATAGGAGAAGTGAGGGTGAGAGTGAGAGTGAAAGGGTTAGGAGATGTCTTTGCGGGGATGCGTCAGGACGTAGCTGACGGTTTTGGCGTTGTTCCTTTTCATCTCGGACTCAACGAGGGAGATGAAGGCGGGCCACTGGGCGGGCGGCAGGGTTTGGCAGCCTTCGCTGTTGGTGCGGGTGATTCCGCCGCGATGGATGTTGATGCCGAAGAAGCCGGTCTCCTCCTTGCCGCCGTCGCGCTGGACGGTGACTGCATCGCCCTGCACCAGAGCTTTGTAAGGGTTGCCGCTCCGAAGGCCGTGCTTGCCCAGCTTGTAGCGGTAGACGCCTGACTTGAGGGATGCGTAGCCCTTGCCGACCTTGGGGTTCTTTCCGCTGCGGGCCGGATCGACGTTGGCGTTGAAGGCGGCGTGGACATTGGGCGAGACAAGGATGATGGCGTCGTCGTAGATGCCTCGGTCGTTCTTGCCAGTCGCGCCCATCGAGTCGCGGTAGTAGCCACGAATGCCGACCAAGCACACCGGATCGCTGACGTTGGCAGCCTTGAGCTGCTTCAGCGTCTCGTCGCGCTTTTGTTGTGGTCGGCTCTTGGGGATCACTTGGTTGGCTCTTTGACGGTCTTCGCGTCGAACGTGACGGTGGCGCGTTGGTTGATGAAGTCGTAGCCCAGCGTGACGCAGCCACCCGCAAGAGCAGCCCAAGACGCGGCGAGGATCGCAACTGCAACTAGTTTTGTGGCGCGGGCGCTCATGGAGTCAGAGGCGGGCGGTCGAATCCTTCGCAACAATCAGCCCCCAGCCCGCGAGTAGACTTGCGGTTACGAGGCCGAGGTCAGGGATGCTGCCATTGGCAAGGAACTCGCGGCCAGCGGTGCTGAGCGATGCGATGATGGTGAGGATTCCGAGCAGGGTTGTTTTCCAGTTTCTCATATTATTTTTGCTTCTGTTTCTTTCTCAGGTCGTGAAGGACCGAAATTAAGGTGACGATGCCGACCGCGAGGCCGACACAAAGTCCGGCGACTCGCAAGGTTGTTTCTAGGTGAGGGAGCATTGAGAAGACGCTTGAGCCGATGCTAGTAACCGTTCCAAGCACACCCTTCTCGGTGGTGCTCATGTTGTGATGAAAATACGACAGGCTCATCGCGCGGCTCCTCACTATTTGCGGTAGGCAATCACCGTGCCGCTGTGCAGCTTGATGGCGCTGAAGAAGCCGTCGAGGGTCGTGCCCGCCTTGATGAGCGCGGCGCTGGCCTCGGTGGCGTTCGCGGCGCCAGTAAGGTTGCCGGTCAGCGTGTGGAACTTGGTGTCGGTCATCACGTCGATGCTGGTGAAGTCGGCGTTGACTTGGGTCGTGTCGGCGATGCTGACGCTGCCGGATGTGCGGTTGGTGATGCGGGTATTAGGATGCATGGTTAGTATTGGTTGACTCGGGCGGTCCACATGCTGGGCTGGCCCTGTTGAAAATAATATTTGTCCCTTTGCGAGATGAGTTCGTTCTCTGCGAGCTGCTCCATGGCCAGAGCCTTGTCTGTCTGTCCGTCCTCTTGGAGCAAATCTGCACTCAACATAAGACCGGCGGCTTTAGCCAAGACGGCCGGAACGGTTGCGGATAGGTTGCTCGCAGTATAAGTATCTGGCCGCACTCGGTAGCGCACATAAACGCTGGTCGGCAGGTCGGTGTCTTCGGGGAATCTAATGTTGTCGCCGAGCAGCGTGTAGCCGATCTCGCGGGGTGCAACGTGTGTTGCCGGATTGTCGCGCAGGACTTGGAAGACTTCGCCCATGGCTGTCTGTCCAGACTGCTCGTAGGGGATGAAATAGCCGGTCGTGTCGTTGCCTTCGACGGTGCGGCTTTCGACGCGCATTAGCTCCGGCCAGTCCGCCCACTCCCAGCAATCTGCAATGCGCTCGTTGGCGGCGGCGACCATCATGGTGCGGGCGCCGGATGGGATTGCGTCGATGGTGCTGGCGTCGTTGCCGACACGCTGCCATGCGCGGAGGAGGATAGATTGTAGAGTTACTGTGCGCATTAGCTGTTGAGTGCGTTCATGGCCGACTGCACGGCGGCTTCAAAGGTTAGTGAGGGATTCGGCCAGTCGTTACGCGGCGCTGGATTGGCTGCGAACATTGTGAGGATCTGTTGCAAATAGGCTTCGACGGCGTCCAGCTCGGCGCAGGTTTTGCCTGCGGCGGTGAGAGACTGGCGCAGATAGAGCAACGTGGGTTGGCGGTCGCCTGCAAGGCCGACACTGCGGAGGTGTTCTTCGGCGGTGATCGGCTCGGCTTCCGGTGCGGGTGCGGGCGGAAGCGTAGCGAGGTCAATGTCGGCCAAGCGGACGGCGGATGTTCCAGCGGGCGGTTGCCACTTGGAGGTGTCGCCGTCCCAAAGGACGACGTTGATGAGGTGTCCGGCGGCTTGATCGAGGATAGCGTATTTCTCGGTCATGGTTAGAAATAGGTGGTGATGACGGCAACGCCTTGGGCGCCTGCACCGCCGCTGTTGTCGCCGCCAGCGCCGTTTAGCGAGCCGCTTCCACCGCCGCCGCCACCGCCGTAAAGACCGCCATCGCCGCCTTTGTTGGCCGCGCCTGTTGCGGAGTTGGCGCTGCCGCCCGATCCGCCCAGTCCGTAGTAGAAAAACCCTGTGCCAGCCGTGCCCGCCGCATTGGCGGTTGCAGAAATACCAGTTCTAACGCCAGTTCCCGTAAGCCCAACGCCCGCGCTTGCACCGCCTGTTCCGTAAGCTCCTGCGGCACTTTTGCCAGCCCCGCCGCCACCGCCGCTTGGCATGCTCATTCTGCCCTCACCAGTGCCGCCGGTAGTTTCGGCAGAACCGGCCCCACCGCCAGCAAGGCCATCTTGCGAACCGCCGTAAAACGCACCGCGAGCAGCCACAGCAGTGCCGCGAGTGCCTGCTGTTGTGGTTCCGCCAACTCCTGATGACCCGCCTCTGGCCTCTAAATATATTCCAAAGCTGGTGTTATTTCCCACCGTCCCATTTGCTCCGTTTGCGTCTGCGAGAGTTCTTGCTGTGCCACCGCTGCCGCCCGCGCCGATTGTTACTGTTTCGGTTGAGCCGAGAAAATCGGCGTTGATCCAACCTATCGACACGCCGCCGCCCGCGCCACCACCGCCACCAAACGCTGCCGTGGAAGCGTCACTGCGGCGCCCGCCACCACCGCCGCCGCCGCCGCCGATGAGGATGTAGTGAACCATCTTGGCTCCAGCGGGTTTTGTCCAAGTGCCGTTGGCGGTGAAGATTTGGGTGTCGGTGAGTTGGCCGGTCAGCGCGATGGTGCCGTTGGTGTTGGGCCAAGTGAGCACACGGTTTTGGCCTGCGGTGATGTTGCCGAGGTTGAATTGTCCGGTGCGGGTCGTTGAAGCCTCGTCATACAGGAGGAAAACGGAGTCGCTGAACACGTCACCCAGCGTGCCGCCGTATGTATAGTCGGCATCGCGGGACGTGCCGCCGGTGGCGCTGCGGTAGTAGATGCCTGCCGGTTTATTGAAGGGCCACACGCCGCTGTTGCCGCGCACCAGCCATGCGCTGTTGAGCGGGGCCGAGCCGTCGAGCGGAAGGTTGGCGTAGACAGCTACCTCGCCGTCGATGTAGGACGTGCCGCCGCCGCCTCCACCGGAGCCGGTGAGGTCGAAGTTGCCTGTCAGCGGATTGAATTTGAGTCCCATGCGTTAGCTGCGGGTTACTGTGGCGATGTCCGCGTCGTTTGCAGTCGGCGGCTGCGTCGGCGTGTAGGTGAAGTTGATCGTCGCCACTACCTGTCCACTGCCGCCACCCTCGCGGAATGTGACCGTCTGCAAATTGTTGGTGCCGGAGTAATACGCGCAGGTGATGTGGTCGTGCTGGGGAATATTGAGACCGGCGACGTTGCGGACGTTAATGTTCGGGTGCATACGGTTAGGCGGCGGGTGCGGCGGTCATTCCGAGTTGCTGTTCCTGCTGGAGCTTTTGCAGCGCGGGCTGGGCGCCGGTGCGGCCGATGACGGCGTTCTGTTGCTGTTGGAGCTGGAACTGGAAGGCTTGTGCTCTCGCGTCGATCATTGAGCGGAAGATTTCGTCTTGGGCGTAGC